GTTCATTTTTTTGCTCCCGATTCTGGGAGCCGCGAATCAGCTCCCGAAATAAAGAGTGACAGGCAAAACCGACAAGTTCAACAATCACGCTTAATTGGCGGCGTGTCGCTACTTCTTTTGCTCAATGAGTTGTGTGTATAGATAATCCAAACGAGCTTCGATGCGTGAGATTTGATCCTTCATACTCGATCCCGAATTTGGTGAAAGTTCGCTCATGACCGCTTTGATGATGATTCTCATTGACGAATATACAGCTGCCAATGTCGTGAGTACAAGTCCACCAACAGCTGTCCACTCGCCCACACTCACTTTTTTATGCCCAAAGCGTGATCGTTAGGATTTGCCCAACGAGCTAAAACGGGCACAATTCCAGCGATGAGACCCATGGCCAAATCTTTGGGATTGGTGTTGCCAGTCATGTACACGGCCAGACATCCAGCCACCGCGCTGCGCATCCATGATGCTGCCGCTGCCTTAAATTGCTCCATCATTTTTCTCCTTTTGGTCGATCCGGTAAATCACCGGAAAACGAGTCATAAGTTGGTCGGCCGTAACCGACTACAAATGACCTTGCTCCCAAAGTTCTTGATTTAACCATAACCTCGCCACCATTGCGCTGATCTCCAGCACCGGATGTGTTGCCTTCGATGGTCACGATTTGTTTTTCTGATGCCCGGATTACCAAGCCAATGTGATTGATTGTGGTTTTGTCATCGATGATGAAATCAAAGAAAACAAAATCACCAATCTTTGGCTCTGTGTGCCATTTTCTCATTTTCTTAAAAGCATCAGCTCCAGCCCGGGTGCTGACCACATTTGGCACATCGACACCAGCTTGATCTGCACACCAATTGAGAAACGACCCACACCATGGCAGCTTGTCGGCTTTCATAAATTTGCCGTACTTCGTCTCATTGTTGCCTGTTTCAGCTGTGCCCACCTCAGCGAGCGCAACCTGAATCAAACGCGGCAATGTGCCTTGTGGAAATGTCAAGCCAATGATTCCAATTCGCTTTCGTGTGCATCAATAGCAGCTTCAAGGATTTCCAATGCTTTTTCAGCATTTTCAACACCTTCATCATTGCCGATTGATGCAGCGACTTGAGCATTGATTGAGTGTTGGTATGCCTCAGCTGCAAATTGCGCCAAGCGATCTTGTAGTAACTTCTTTTTCTGATCGTCTGTGATGTACTTTGAGTAATCGATTGCCATTGTATTTATCCTTTATGCTGCGTAGTAAGGCACTTTGTATTCGGTGCCGCCGATGTCGATTTTTAAGTATCCAGTTGGATTTGCTGGCAAGGCTGATGCCGCACCTGCTGCGCCGACTGTTGTTGCTGTATTGCCTGAAATGTACTGCATTAATCCTGCTGCGCTAACGCCCCACACTTGGCTTCCTGCCGAGTTTTGTACTGAAATGGAATTGGCTGTTTGTGAAGCATAGTTGCGCGTTAAAACTGTGACATCTGTTGCAGATTGTTGATTAGTCACGCCAAATTGTGTAGATGATGTAAGAATTACGCCTACGCCTGTTCGGCCTTGGAAATAATTTGAGGCAGTTCCAGCCATGTACACGTTCCAACGATTTGTACCTGACGGAATATTTCCAAAAAAACCGTAATTATTTGTCGCAGTTGTCATGCCAGCATCAACGATAAATCCGTAGTTATTTGTTACTGTGGAACCTGCACCTATTGTTGTTCCGTTGGCATAAAAATTGCTAACTTCGGTTATTGTAAATGCTGCTGCTTGAGTTGCTGGCGATGAAATATACATGCGGGTAACGCTCGTTACGTCCGACTGAATTGTTCCCGCGTTGTTTATTCCGAAGCTAGTTGTTGCACCAGTCATGCTCTTTTGAATTGTCAATGTGCGAGCAGTAACAGGAGTTGTCCCAATTCCGATTTCACCAGTTGAACCGATGGTCATGCGAGTTGTGTTTGTTGTATTGAAAGCAATTGAAGCTGCTTCTTGTGCTATAAAAGAAAAAGTACCTGTACCACGATGAGTTAATTGTGTGACACCGTTAGCACCTGAACCGCGAATAATTCTCAATCCTGCGTCTGTGTAAGTAGTATCACCGATTAAATCTATGTAAGTGCTTCCGTCTACTGTACGATTTGCGCCTAATTCAATCCCGACTGTTCCTGTCGCAGCATTTCCAAGATTGTATGTGCCAAATGTTGCCGTTAGAACTGTCTGTCCTAAAGTCAATCTGTTCACGCTATTTGTAGAAAAGCCGATTGTGTTTGTGGTTGATAAATACATGCCATTTGTTGGGACTGTTGAACCTGTAACGATTAAGGCTGTGGCTGTTTGTGCAGCTGTAAATGTATTAGCAGCCGTTAAATCGAGTGCTATAGACGGCACAGGCCCAGTACCACTTGTTACCGCAATACCTGTGCCAGCTGTGATCGCTGTTAAATCGCCTTGATCGTTTGTGATCCAAACAAAATCCATGTCTGTGTTTGAATTTTTTGAAAGTATTTGTCCTGATGTGCCGCCTTTAAGATCGGCCAACGATGTATCAACCGCCTGACCAAATACCTCAAAATCAGCTGGCAAATCCGTGACCAAATCGGTCGGTGTCGGCATTTGCCAGTTAAAATTTGATGTCGGGTTTGCCATTTTTTCTCCTTACGCTACTACTAACGCATCAGCCCAATTTAGGCTGCCGCTGATTGTGTTCCACTGCTCGGTGATTAAGACATCCTGCCATTGCATGGCTTGCAATGAAAATGCCAATGGGGAAAGAATAGCCGTGACCGATACAGCGTTATATGAGGCACGCCATGTCCAACCTTCCACAAAACCAAGGTATGTGCCAGATGCCATGTTCAGCGGCAAATCATTGATACGCAATGGCAAGCCCATGAAAATGTTGATCAGCGCATCCCGGTCAGAATCATCAATGTCCGGATTGCCAAGCTCAAATGTGATTTGTCTGAAATTGGCTTGAGGATAAGCTCTTAGTGTCAAATAAAAAGCGGCTTGATCCTCGGCATCGATTTGATGTCTCAAAGTCGTGCTGATGATTTGAGCCAATCTGCCATACAAACCAATTGATGTTGCATCACTATCGCTGACATCATTTTGAGAATTTTGGCCGTACTTCAAATTTATTTCGTTTCGGATGTCACCGGCACGAGTTTGGATCGACAGCGAATTGAAAAGTGCTTGATTAGCTGACAAATCGGTGTATCCATTGGCGGCCAAATAAATGGATCGATGATCTGCCGATGCATAGGAAATTTGACCTGTGGGCGATTCGTAAATGTAGCCCAATCCCGATGTTGCTAAAGCTGCAACCAATGAATAAACATCAATCGTTGATGATGATCGCTGTGAAAGCTCGTAGCTTCCTGGGGTATCAATTTCACCCAATCCGGTATTTTGTGCATTTTGCCATTGTTCGGTTGGATCATAGGTTGCCCATTGCAAAGCTGCCGGCACTTCGTTCCATGAGTTAATCAACAAATCGGTCAAAATGGTGAGTATTTGATCGCCATCAAAATCATGTGACAGCACGCCATCGGTCAATGCTTTTGGCAATCGGGCCAAAGCTCCTAAACCTAAAATGGAAATGGATTGGTTGATACCAATTGCACGCGATGCTGTAATGCCAATGTCAAATTCTACGACTGTGCCGCCAAAGATTGGCACAAAAGTATTTGTCGAATCTTTGAGCTCAACACTTACAGCATCATTGATTTCAATGTCGATGTTAGATTCATCCAAATTGATCAATTGGAGATTTACATAACCGGCATTGGCTTGCTCATAAATGTTTGTCCGGCCTGATGTAATAGTCAGATTGGCCAGCGCAACATTTGTGTATTCAACGCCTCCAACTTTGACACGCCAAACGGGATTGAAAATGCTCATGGGATTGCCACAAGGCTTCCCGGCCCATTTGTGCCGCGATAGTAAGAATTGTTAAGCGCATCGACTACGGCCCGGTTAAAACCTTCCTCATCAATAATTGATGCTGAATTAACATTGATCACGATTCTTTCAGCTGTGGAAAGCCCACCTGTGGCCGCTGCTCTAGCTGCCGCCGCTTCCTCCCGAGCCCGCCTCAATCTTTCGGTTTCTGCCTTCAATTGCTCGCGCCTTAAAATTGCTGCTTGCATTGCCGGTGAATAAGCTTCAAGTGGTGCGCCTGTGAATGTCGGTGAATTTGGATTTGGAGCAAAAATTGTTGTTGGCGTGCCAGTCTGGAAACCACCACCGATGATTTGACCACCTGATCCATCCTCGCCACCAAACACCAAACCTTGCGAACTAGCATTGCCTTCAAAGCTTGCACCTGTAATGCCACCAAAAAAGCGTGTGACCGGATTGTCTTTGATGAAATTGACAAATTCTTTCAATTTATTAACTGTGTTAGTAATTAAAGTGACGAGCTTTCCAAAGCCTGTTACAAGCACACTGACAACTGTGCCAATGCCTTCTAAAGCCGTTTTGAAAGTACCGCCCAAAAGTGGTGCAAGATACTTTTTGATGAAATCCCAAACCTTAGCGAGCGCATCATAGAAAGGTTGCAATTCTTCTTCATTGTCTGTAATGGCTTTTTTGATTTTGTTAAATGCAGATTGTAAACCTTCAAGGATTGGCCTCACTACCGATCCAATTGCCGGTATTACTTCCTCGTATAGAAATTTCCACCAGCTAATCAAAATTGGCAGCAAATCATTTTTGATAACTTTAAAAATTTCGCCAAATGCTGGCCCCAATGTTTTGCCCAAATTGTCTGCAAATTTTTGAATTGCCGGGATGCCTTTGTCCACAAATCCGCTAATCAATGGTGTCAGTGCATCAAGTACATACGATCCGACTGTTTCTTTGGCTTCGTCAAACGCAACAGTTAGCCGCGCCATTTTGCCTTGAAATGTCTCAGCTTGCTTTGATGCCTGACCTTCAAAAGTCTTTGACAATGCAGCTGCGGCAGCATCAAAATTTTTTGATTTGATAATTGAGTCATCGATGCCCACACCCAATTTTTTGAGTGCTCCTAGGTTCCCGTCATAGGCCTTTCCTAACGCCTCTGAAACGGCCTGCAAATCTTTCCCGGTACCAGCTGCAATGTCCAAAGCCAAAGATTGCAATTCTTGAGCTTTTGTCTGATCCTTGGTTGATCTAATCAATCGATCCAACGATGGCCGCAATTTGTCATCGGTCACGCCATTGGCCAAAGCGGTTTTGGTTATGTAATCCTCAACAGCTTTGATCTGATTATTTGTTGCGCCTGTGACATTTTTAAGAGTGGTTGCCAATTTGGCTTGTGCAGCCTCATCCTCAATGGCAGATTTGACACCATCGACCAGCAATTTGCCAGCGTAAGCGGCAGCGGCCGCACCAGCTACGGCAAAAGCTGCTCCGGCTTTTTTGGCAAATCCACCCAGCTTTGATCCAAAACCTTCAACCTCGTTTGATCCGCTATTGAGATTTTTTTTGAGGTTGTCAATGTCAGCCAAAATGGAAAGTTTGAGTGTCCTACTTTGACCAGCCATCACCACTCCTTCAAAATCTTAGTAAATGCAGCTTCCCATTGAGCAATGATGTGAGGTTGTTCAGCTCTCAATGTTGGATAGATAAAGTATCCTCTTGATCCGCGACCTTCACGACCTGACCACACCGGGAATTGTTTAAATTTGTTTGATCCAAATTCATAACCGCCCCAAAGCTGTTGAGTCGTACCGCCACCGCTAAATTTTTGAGATACAAAGCCAAAGCTGATCTCACCAATTTTTGATGACTTACTTACACGCGATCCATCAGCAACACGGCTGGCCGCTTTGTTTGGTCGATTACCGGCTGCGCTTTTGATTTTGGATTGCACATAAGTAGCCAAGCCATTTGATACGCCTTTGGCCTGTTGTACAGCTGCATCGTCCATGCCTTTGAAAGCCTGTAAAATGCCGCGCAATTGAGCTTTGTCATAAGTGATTGACTCAGTTGCCATTTCTTTTCCTTAGTATCTCAAAAGCGGTTAAAATGTCCTCAGCTGTTTGAAACTCTGATCGTGACAACCCCGTATCGATAGCCAATTCCCAAAGAATCCGGTTTATTGATCCGGATTCGTAACTTTTGGGTTTTCGGTTTCTCCCATGTTTATGTCAGTTACAGTCTCACACCACACTTCAAAAGGCTTTACAGGCTTTCCAGCTGCCTCGCGCTTCATTGCGTGATACGCCAAAAACATCAGATCGGCAATTCCCAGCTTGTCTTGCACTTGCTGGATTGTGTTGCCGGTCTTTTGTTCCCATTTGACCCACTCTGGTGGGAGCGCGGTATAGGTCGCGCTCTCCCCAGCCGTGTATTCAATTGTGATTGCTAGTTTCATTTTTGCTCCCGATTCTTTTCTTAGCTGTATGTTTCAGTTGGTTGGCCAATGACTGTCAATGCCCATGTGTCTGTGAGTGCTCCCGGAGCAGCACCGCCAGCTGATGGAAAAATTGGCAAAACTGTGAAAGTGAAAACCGCTCCAGTAGCAGCTGTTAAAGAAACAGCCACAGGCGTGTTTGCGTTATTTTCAGCGTTATTCCACATGTTTTCAAACAATGAGCCTTGCGCAGCTGTTGATCCCCAGTCTTGCAAAAGTTCGATTGTGAAAGTCCATTGCTTATCGACCGATCTATACGCTGGGCCGTTAAGTGTTGTGTATCTTTCGATTGTGGTGTCACATGCCAGCGTTGCCGATGTTGTCTGTGCAGCATAGACTTTTGTGTCCAGCGTGAAAGACACATCGCGGCCGGTAATGATTACTGTACTCATTTGATCTCCTTAATTGGTGTAGTAGGTGCTTACTTGTAAATCGGCCGTGAGGTATTTACCTGCACCGACTTCCAATGGTTGTGGTTGATTGACATTGCCAACTTCGTAGCCAACTGGCATTGCGCTGATGATGCTGATCATCAATGTTTCGAGGTTGTCCAAAGCTGCGGCATTGTTAGCATAAGCAACAATCCCAGTCACAGTCAGATTGATCTTGACTTTTGTGGTTGATCCATTTATCAAAACGCTTTCCAAATAAGGTGCATCCGGAATCAAGCAAATTGATGGGCTTGTCATTGTCTCGGGGATGCCGTTGTACACATTGGCAGCAATTCCCGAAAGTGCTGTTTTCAATGGTGTGCGGATGGCGGATTCGATGCTCATTGGCACATCGTTTCAACATCAAGAAACGGGCCTAAAAGCCCAATGACTCTATTGGAAAGGCTGCGGCCTAAAATAAATGGGCTCGGCTGAAAATTATCTGACATGATTTGATTGCCGGGAGCTGTAATGCTTTGGAAAATCTCAACCGCCACAACCAAAATTGCATTTTCAATTGGTGGTGTAGATGCATACAAAGCCGCTGCCGATCCACCACTCAATGTTGCCGTTGCCGCTGGAATAAATGGCAATGGATAATCACGATCAGCGGCCGCCGTTGCAGCTGTGAAAGTGTAAGGCTCAATCCGATCATCGGTGACTGTATAAGTCGCGCTGTAAGCTCCGGCCCCGGTAACAACAACAGATTGACCCGGCACAAAATAATTTGGCCGCATTGTGGTGAAATAAATGACGGAATCACTCACATTGGCAAAAGTCACCGATGATTGGTATTGCGTAAGTAAAGGCAAAATCGTTTGTTCAGCGGAATCTATAAAAGAATCGAGCTGTGCATCCGAATACAAAGAAACCGAGACACCAAGAATTGACCTCAGCTGTGAGGCTGTGACTATTGCTGGCATCTCGGTTCCTTTCGTGTCAGTAGCGTTCGGGAGCGACCGCTACCGATAGTGATTTATGGGAGGTTGTTGAATTGTGCACCATTTGGCACCTTGGCAGCTAGTGCGCCATAGCCATAATACAAAATGTCAATAGTTCCATCGCTGTTGATGTTGCTGCGTAGCGTAAAGCGTGGAGATTCGTACCATGT